ATCATGTCAAGAAACACAGTATGACTTTCCCGAAAGATGATTTGGCAATATTGATTGAAACATCGTTCCAAGTCGGGAAAATTAACGCAGAAGAATATCAGCAGTTATTAAAGGCGGTTTAACATGAAAACAATTAACAGTGAAGTTGCAGTACTTGAGAAAAACGAAGTGGCAGAAATTAATTCAAACCCAGTCCAAGTTTTATCAATGATCAGTGGTTTGGTTCAGCGTGAAAACTTTGATATTGATGCACTTGAAAAGCTGATTAAACTTCAAAACGATGCAGAAGATCGACAGGCTAAACGTGCATTCAACCTAGCATTATCTGACATGATGGGAAAAATCCCAGTAATTGCGAAAACTGGCGTGAACACATACAACGGCACAAAGTTCGCCAAGCTTGAGGATGTTGTGGAAATCACACGACCAATCCTAAATGAGCATGGTTTTTCTATAACATATAAGCAAACGCAAGAAATGATACCGAATGCGAAAACTGAGCCTAATTCAATCTTCTGCATGATGACTGTTATCTGCTTCTTAAAGCACCGCGATGGGCATGAAGAATCAAACGAGATTCAATTGCCAATAGCAACAATTAAAGGGCAAACACCGATACAAGCAATGGGTATGGGTTCGACTTATGGTCGCAGATACACGCTTATGCAAGCGCTAAATATTGCCACATCGGGCGATGACAATGATGGCTATAGCGAGAAGCCACAAAGCATTAAAAAGCCGATTACAGACGAGCGCTTAACAAAAGGCATCGAAGCAATCAACAAAAAGACCTACAAGCTAGAAAACCTACTGGCTACCCATGAACTGACGCCCGATCAAATATTACGATTAGGTCGAGAGGTGAACCAAGATGCCTAATATTCTTTTACGCGCATCATCAATCGGAAATATTATGGCGTATCCTGAAAAAGATACGCTTGCCGATGGTGCGAAAACTTATCTTGAAAAATTAGCCAGTCAGTATATTTTAGATTGGCGCGAAAACTTAAACACTTTTGAAATCGAAAAAGGCAAGGTGTGCGAAGATATTTCGATTGATCTATACAACCTAAACCAAGATACGTTCTATATGAAGAATACAGCGCGTATCAGCAACGATTTAATGACAGGCGAGTGTGACATACTTGACCAAGAAAAAAGCCTTGTAATCGACATTAAAACGGCTTACAGCAAAAAGACATTTCCAATGTTCTTGACTGCATCCAAGCTTTACGAGTGGCAGTTACGTTGTTATATGCATTTATACAATGTCGATAATGCTGAACTGGCTTATTGTTTAGTGTCTACGCCTGAACATTTAATTAAACGTGGTGAACCTGAGGATTGGCACATTGTAGACCATATCGAAGAATATAAGCGTGTAGCAATCGCATCACTACAACGGTGCGAGAAGAAAGAACAGCAAATGATCAATAAAGCTATTTTGGCTCAAGATTATTTAAACAAACTATTATCAAGCAAGGTGAAATAAAATGCGTGGTGTAAATAAAGTAATTCTAGTTGGCACATTAGGCCGTGATCCTGAAACAAAGACTTTCCCGAATGGCGGGTCATTAACTCAGTTCAGTATTGCAACGTCCGAATCGTGGATAGACAAAAATACTGGGGAGCGTAAAGAACACACTGAATGGCATCGAATTGTAGCCAGTAATCGACTTGGTGAAATCGCTCAACAGTACCTCAAAAAAGGCTCAAAGGTTTATATTGAGGGGAAATTAAAAACTCGCCAATGGACAGACCAAAACGGACAGGAGCGCTACACAACTGAAATTAGTGCAAATGAATTGAAGATGCTGGACTCAAAGGGTGACAGCAACTATCAGCAACAACAAAGCCAAAATACACAACAAAGCTATACACGGCCTAAGCCACAGGCACAGCCTAACGCAGGCGGTGGCACATCAGATTTAGAGGACGATTTGCCATTCAGTCCTATTGACTACCGTTCAGTATAAATAAACCGCCACGATAGAAATGTCGTGGCATTTAAGGAAAATGAAAATGAAAGTTAATGTAAAAAAACTAGATAGTAATGCCGTTGTCCCAACTTACGGCAGACACGGAGATGCGGGCATGGATTTAACCGCAATATCAAAAAACTATGACGAGCATGGAAACGTCTACTACGGCACTGGGTTGGCTTTTGAAATCCCTCATGGATATGTTGGCCTGTTATTTCCTCGCTCAAGCAACACTAAAAAAGATTTAATCTTGGGCAATTCGGTTGGTGTGCTTGATAGTGGATACCGTGGCGAAGTGGTTTTGAAGTTTAAACCGTCAATTATTTATACAATGGATGACGATATTAGTTTTGTTGGCGCTCCTTTCCATAGTTTGAATAATTACGATATTGGCGACCGCATCGGACAAATCGTCATTATGCCAGTGCCACAAATTGAGTTTAATGTCGTGGATGAATTATCAACAACGGATCGTGGCGTGGGCGGTTTTGGTTCAACCGATCCAGTGACATCGGCTATCGAGAGCAACTGCGAATGAAAGACCTATTAAAAAATCCCGAGTTTGCCGAAGCGCTTGATATGATCCACAAGCAATACATTGATCAAATGTACCACAATGCAGGGAAGCAGCCGCCTGTACCTGAATCATTAATACCTTTGAGCTATGCGGATGCAAAGATTCAAAAAGGTTTAAACCAATTAAGACAAGGCGCTAAAAATGCGCTTTATGCAGCGGATAAGCATTTAAAGAAAGGGGAGTGAATATGAATAGAACTCAATTTATATCTGTAATGGCAATATGCTCAACCATACTTTATTCAGGAGACCCAAAGTTAGCAACACTGGTGCCAGCGCTCACTTGTTACACACTTTTTTTAATATCATATTTATCTGACAAATAAAAAGAAGCCCCATCACGGGGCTTTTTTTACTTAGGTGTGTGACTTCTACGGTTCGATTTATGGTATAATTATTGTGCTAGATAGGGTAGCTCCCGAAGTGCTCACGCCAAGAGTTTCTAGCATTTCTTTTTTTTGGCAAACTAAAGGCAATAGTTATGAATAATCTACCGAGCGGCTTTGTGCCGATTGATGAAATACCTACGCACGGAATTAATAATATCGGTCAAGTATTCAGCACAATATCTAACAAGGTGCTAAAAACAAGAAAAGACAAAGATGGATACAATCGATTGAATCTTGTTATCAATAAAAAGCATACCACCGTTAAGCCATATCATTACGTTGCTAGATATTTTGTTTCTGGTTTCGAGGAAGGTCTTATTCCAAATCACAAGGATGGTGACAAGAGCAATGATTCATTTGATAATTTAGAATGGGTTGATCAGAGAGCAAATTTAAATCACGCTGTATATGTTCTTGGGTGTTTTGATGAAAGCAAGGTAAGGCCTAAAGCTATAGTCTTGGAGAAAGATGGAATAGAGTTTTCCTATCCAAGCATTAGGGTAGCTTGCTTTGATTTGGGTATTTGCAGGGTAATGCTAAAAAGAAACATGAAACTAGGCGTACCATATAAAGGATATACAGCACGCCTAATTTAACTACAATTCTATTTGGAAATGCGGTTTATCGACCAAGCTCTTAAATGTGCCCCCCCATGTGATTTTAACATTCAATTCTTTCGCTGCTTGTTTCATTGCTTTGGCTACAGCATCAAATTGCCCTTTCTTGTTATTCCAATCAATTACACCGTTTTCAAGTGGCGCAAGGTCTACCGCCTGACCTATGATGTGACGGCTATTCATTGTTTGAGAAACGCCTTTTTTCACATACTCGGCCTGAGTCTCTTTTGTGCGCAATCCCTCAACAACCATAAAATCATAATCGCTGATTTCAATAGCACGCTTCACAACTTTAACTAAATCAGAATGAACACCTTTTAATCGGTCTAGTGATCGCTGTGAAAGCTTAAAGTTTCCGCTAACCTTGTCTACCCCGCCCGATTCCATGCCGTCCGTTTGCTGCGTAGTCATTCCGACAAATGAAGCCAAATCCTCAACCTTTGCGCCTGCGTTTAGTAGTCGGAGCAATGCATCATATTGTTGCTGAGTTCCGCCTAGTTTTGGTCGGATAAAATCAAAAATAGTTTTTCTGTTCACTTATAACTCCCCCTCTTATAGATTAATGTCGTTCCGTATGCCGTCAGGAATGCAATAACAATAAATAGAACGTCCATTATCATATCATGGTGCTTCGGTATCGAAAGCACGCCCACAATCGCAAGCATACCGATACACATTAAGCCTTTTGCAAACCATTTTAAATCTACACGCCTATTCATTACCATAAACAGAAAACAGAAAAAAATTACAATCAAGCAAATATTAGTGATCATCTTCGAAGTCCTCGCCAGTCTTGGCTTTATAGCTACGATTAAATAACTTTTTAGCCAATTTTGGTATTACCGATTGTAAAAACTCAGGGATGAACTGCCCTGAAACCGAGTAAATAAAGATGATAACTGTTAGCCATCCTACGTGAAGATGCCCCGATGGCGTCATTGAGCCTATTAAAGCCCATGTCGGATAAGATAGAACACCCGCAATAACACCGCCTGCGAAAGCGGATTTAGTCCGTTCTCGTGGCGGTTGCGGTGATGTTAGAAAGTAGGCAATCATGCTTAGCGCTGTGACTAGAAGCACAAGGGCGATATGCTCAATATACTCCTCTAAGTTTTTAAAAATCTGCATTGGTTCGCTCTATATCAGTTTCACTTATCATAAACCAATATGTATAAGTTTTGCATATAAAAGAAAAGCCCCGAAGGGCTTTTGATTACCAGTCTCTCTTGAATCCAAAGTATGCGTGATAACCCACTGTTAATGCGCTGCCCGCAAAGTTAATGAGTGCAATATCAGCACTCGCAATAGACTTTGTGACAAAGTAGGGGATTCTTGCGCTAATCGTACCCGACTCCGATTTTAATTCAACATACCCTGAACTCCAACCTGAGCCGTTGGGAACAACTAAACCGTCGGGAATATTAATTTCTAATACTTGGCTTGTCGGTGTAGCACCAGAATAACTCAACTCAACAACAATCTCGCCTGTTTCGCCTTTCGCAAACCCTGCGCTTACTGTTGCTATAGTTTGCGATACAGCATAAGTAGACTGCGGAGCATTAACCAGTTTATGCTTATAATTTGCCATGCCTGCCGTAGCAACAGGTACACCTGAAATTAAAATTGGTCTTTCACAATAGACAGCATCACCAGAACCTGCGTAATTAATGTCTCGAACTGAAACATTATCACCAACCGCACCGTTAACATGAACACCGCCAACAAATGTTGAATCACAAGTAATATCATTTACAGAAATATTAAAGTTATTCGACTGACATACTACAGCAACACCGTTTGTCGAGGAATGGAAAGTGTGATTAGACACTGTAATACTTGAAGCGTTATTTTTAATAAAAATATTTGCACGGTCGCACATTTCTGACGAGCAACCTGTAAATTTAGCGTGATAGTCAAGCCCGCCAACAGGGGCAAACTCAATGTTTCCGTAAATATTAACATTTGCAAATTTAATATTTCGACATGCTGTAGATGTTGGTTGCCCGAATTTAGCAACTAAAGCTCCTGGAGCGTTGTACCCGTCCGCTTGAATAGCAGCTCCTAT